GTGCAGACCGCAGACAGACAGACGGCTGTAGCGGATGATGATCTGCTGGAGTTCTTAGCTGGCCGCGGCTTTAAGCGCGAGGAAGCGCGGGCGTGGCTCTCGCAGCGCGGGATGGGCCTCGACAACGACCGCTGGACCGAGATACGCAAGCGCGCCAGGGCAGGCGCAGTGCCGGCGGCTGGCGCAGACGGAGTCATATAAGCAGACAGCGGCAGACGGTCTGCGTCTGTCTGGAGAGAAAGGCTACAATGAACCACTGGACCCGCAAACGCAAGGCATCCCTCATCATCCACGGCCTGTTCGTCAGCGTCCCCTTCACGCTGTCAACAGTTTCAGCCGTGCTGTTCTGGCAAACAATGTTCAACAGCTGGTTGCTCGCTGCATCCATGGTCGCCGTGCTCGACGTGCTGGCGCTGACCGGCTTAGTGCTTTGTATCGCCCGCATCCCGTCGCCGTTCGTGGCGATGCGCCATCTGCTGCCGGTCATCTCGGTTGTGCCACTCGGGCGCGAGTTGTACTTGCTGCTGGCGCATAACGATCCCTGGCTGGCATGGTCGCTGACTGGGCTGACGACGTTGATCCTGGTCGTTGTGGCCTGGCAATGCTTTCGGACGATCGAAGCGCTGTGGATCGACCCGGTGACGGCGGCGCGCGAGCAGGCGCGCGAGCAGGTGTCAGTACTGGAGACGAAGTTAGCGCAGCTGACCGTCCTTAGTGACGCCGCTGACAACTTCGCCTGGCGCCGGTTGACAGCGGTCATGCAAGCGCTGCCAGCGGATGACGATCAAGATAACAGCGGTGCTGTCAGCGTGGTGTCAGCGGATAGGCCGACGCTGACACGGACACAAGCGCGGCTCCTTGCTGACAAACTCGGCCTGACTGAGCGGACAATCTACCGCCAGTGGAGCGCCGGCAAGCTGACAGCGGCTGACATCGACCAGGAAGCCGCTGTGTGAACGTGCTCCCCTCTCCCCCGAAGCCCCAGCCCCGCCTGCGCGGGGCTTTATCGTCGAAGAAACTAGTACAAAGGTGTCTTGCGTATGCTCTTGACAAGAGCATAGCTATGCCTTATAATGGTATACATAGGAACAAGACACGAAAGGCTCACGGAAATGCACACACCACATATCAACGGCAGCGCGGTCAGCTTCAACGGCGATACGATGGTTGTGAGCTTCCTGAGCCGCACGAAGGTCGCCAGCCTGAATCCCGAGCGACACTCAACACGCCGCGAGATGTTCGTCTACACCTTCACCTACAGCCCTGCGGCAAAGTCAGCACTGAACGGTATCGCGGCTATAGAGATAGCGAAAGCTGATCTCCCGTTCGTGACTGGCCTGCTCGGCGGCGTGAAGCTCGCCAGTGTCTACGGCGAAATGAAAGCCAAGCACACCGCGATGCTGGCCCGCAGACCGCGCCAGAGTAGCCGCGAATGCACGTGCGGTCGGTGTTTCGACTGCGTAGCCGCATAAGGAGGATCGGATGAACTTGATGGAAGCGCAGCGCGTTCTTAACGGCCTTGGCCTCTCATTTCGCGCCAAAGGCACAGGCGCGAACGTGTACGAGATCACCGGCGTGCTGACACGGCACACGAGCAGCGGACGCGGTACAACAGAATGCGGTGCAGATACCGTGATTGCGCTAGCCGAAGATGTACAGCAGGCGCCTGCCGCAACAGGTGTCAGGTGGAATGACGACGGATCGTTAACGGTGGAGTGACACCCAAGGCAGGAGCAAGACGATGCAACTTCAAGACCTCCATGCGAAACTCTACGATGGCATGCCAGAAGGCACGATTATCAACATCTGCGAACTGAGCACGGACGATGCGCGGCTGGTGAGCAAGAATACGGTTGGTGTGGCGCAGGCTCTAGGCCACACTGGCGAGTATCTGGAGGCCGCTCGGGAAGGCGACACCTACTACATCAATAATGCGCTGACGAGCAAGTTTCAGTCCTTGATCGCCGAGTACGGTGTAGATGATGCCTAGAGGCGGCAAGCGCACTGCCGGCCCAGGCAAGCGGATCGGTGGCGAGCCGAAACCAGTCGAGCAGAAGGCTGTCATCAACGGCAAGGTGCGCGTGAGGATCAATCCGGCAACGGAGATGATCATCCCCGTTGATGCCGAAACGCGCGCCCTGGCCCAGCGCCTAATGCTCCACTTCCCCGACGTACCGAACGTGGAAAGCCTGTTTCCTTACGCGGTACGGCGGCTCTCCGAAATGACCGACGATTAGCTCCTAACCGCCCTGCCGAGACGGTGGGGATAACCAACAATAATCGCCCGCCGCACGGGCGGGCAAAGGAGAATGAGTGATGAATATCCTAACGAATGAGGAGCGAGAAGAGTTGGGGCTGAAGCTGCTTACCCCGCTGTTCGCCGTCGTCGGAGACATCGCAGCCCACGACGGCGGGATCGCGGATGTGTGGGAAGAGGAGCGCTGGTCCAATGATAATTCAAGCGGCTGGACCTATCAGGACTTGACCGGCTCGCACGGCACGGTCCTGTTGGAAACACAGGATCGGACGGAGGCAGAAAGAGCGCTCTCTGATTGGCTGAAGTGCCCCGCCGCCGAGCGGGGCGACTACTGCTACACGCATAACCCTGATGCCCGGCACTAGCCCCGCCCCCGCCCAGCAGCAAGGCCCTGGCATTTCGCCAGGGTCTTTGTCATGCCTTAATCGTGCTTCGACGCCGCGGCCACGAGGTCAGCCGCGCAGCGCACGGCGTCGGCGCCTGGTCCCTACTTCGTGTACGGCGCCAGGTCCTCTTTAAGATCGGGAAAGTGCTTGACGAGGATTTGCGTCACGTTGCGCAGGCGCCACGCGGCCACGAGGTCGATCGGGTAGATCCCTGTGATGGCAATGCGCTCCTCCATTTCCACATACGGCGCGAGTGGGTCAGGGTCCAGCTTCCCCGAGTAGTGTGCAACGAGCGCGCTCTGCCTACACTCCAACCAGCCGCTGGCGGCCTCCTTCGGGCCAGCGAAGGCGCCCAGCGCCGGCCCATACGTCCCATCGTCGTGCAGTTCCTGGACGAGCAGCTGCCAGGGATCGACGCCGCTCCGGTGGAGTCGCATGACATAGCGGCGTGTGGCGCAGCTGTCGCCGCTCGGATGTGGCCAGACGATGACGGTCACACCGCCGATAACAATGGTATCACGGGGATCGATGACGGTCATGAGGGTTACTCCTCTATCGTATCCAATCGGACGGCGGTCGTACCGTTGTATCCGGTTTGAGCGCCCCTGCCTGCCATGCCAAAGCCTCGACAATAGCCCTTAACTGTGCATTGTTTAGATCGATGAACCGCACCCCTACGGCTGTTTGCAACGTCGCCAGCACCTGCTGCCGAAGCTGCGCAGCGTCCGCCTGCGCCTGCTGGGCAGCCTGCGCGATAGCTGCTACTGCGGCATCACTCTCAGCCGGCGTCGGGTCAATCGGGAGCGGGCCGCGCTGGGCCAGCCACGCATCAAAGATCATCGACTGCACGAAGACCCCACCCCAGTAGAGGACATGCTGTGTTTCCCCGCTCGTGCCGTCGTCGTACTCCGTTCGGTAGCGCGCTACGCGGGGAAGCCGATCGCGCTCCACGACGATGACTTTGTCTTGGTCCAGCAGGTGATGCGAGGTTGCTTCGGTCATGATATTCCCTATATAAAATACGTGACAACCCAGATGACCGACCCCACGGCCTCCATCTGGACACGGGTATTTCCTGCGTTGGTCAGTGGACTATCCAAGACGAAATAGAGATTACCCGCATTCGCCTGGATTATCGGCGTATTGTTGGCAAAGGTTACGCCACTGAGCCACGCTATCCCGCTTGCGTTGTAGGTGACTGGCGCGACGCCTAGCGAGAATCGTGCTTCCCCGGTTCCTGTCGATGCACTCCAGTTGATTTGCCCGATGTCGGTGATCTGGTTGCCGTTGACCCGATAGGCCGCGCCCTGGAAGGCATAGGTCGTGACGCCGGCCGTTGTGCCGCCGGTGTAGGTCGGCACCCGTGTGATAAAGTCGTAATTGCTTCGTTCGCGCACCTGCGTGCGCCCAACGCGGGTTTCCAATTTTCTCAGCCGCCGTAGGATGTCCTCAACATGTGCTTGTGTAATGAGTGGCGGCGTCATGTCAGGCTCCGTATTTTCGAGCGGCTGAACTGCCCGCCGCCACCCACCGCAACCTCGATCACGTCCAGACGAGCATCGTACTGCTGGCCGCGCGCCGCCGCCGTCACCATATCGCCGAGGTCGTAGTGAATGCCCCGCGTGGCGCTGCCGGTCTCGACCACATCAGCACTGAACTCGATCCGCGGTCGGCCAGCGCGGACCATCGCATCCGCCAGATTCTGCAACGCAGTGGTATCCGAGACATTCGAATAGTCGCCGAACTGCTCGATCCGGTTGAACGGTGACTCGGCCATGCGCGCGGCGTCCAGCGACGTACGGGTCAGGCGCTGCCCCTTCTCTCCCGAACCGCCCGCTATAGCAAATGTCACCTCTTCTGATCTGTCCACAACCAGCAGGCAATTCGCGAGACTCCCGGCCTCTTCTGAAAGTATCACCGGTTGCCCGCTGCTTGCGCGATGGTCTTCGCCGCGCACGGTCGCATACGTGCGGAGCTGGAGCGTTGACTCGGTGGGAGCCACGATATCAGCCACAAGATACGTGCCCGCCTGCGTTGATCCGTCGCTCAGTTCCTGGATTACATCCTCCAGGTTGCGCCAGGCGCACTGCATGGCCTGCGTGGCGCCATCGCCAAGATTGGCCTGGTTGGTGAGATAGGCACTGATGTCGGCCTGCGTTTCGACTCCCTGTCGGTCGGCGCCGACGATGCCAGCGAGCATGTTCTCGCTCACAAAGGTCTTAATCAGGTTGCCCGCCGCGGTGGGGGTTGTTTTCGAGCTGTAGCTGGAGCCAGCGAAGTAATCGACGATGCGGCGGCCACGCAGGTGATTCGCGCTGTAGGCGGTTATCGTCGTGGTGTAGGTCGTGTATTCCCACTTGCGGATGAGGAAAATGGTTTCCCCGTCCAGCTTCGGCGGTCGGCCGTTGATCGAGCGCCACACGCCGACTCGCCCATCCAGCTTGAACAGCGAGTCGTCGAAGGTCGCCGGCATCGTCAGGCGCAGCGCCCCGACCTTGCCGACGCTCAACGTGTAGCCCAGTGCGGCCCCACCGCCGCGCGGGTCACTCACGAAGTTGGAGACGATCGCCAGCGGGGTACCAAAGGCATCGGCAATGCGACATTCGTACGTCGTCGTCATGGCATCGTCCGCGGGATGGCGTCGCTCAAATTGAGATAGCCGACCGGCCACTGAAGCGCAGCGGTGACGGTGGATGACGCGGCGAAGAACAGAATCGTGTTATTCCCCTTCTGCAACAGGAAGCTGGTCGTTTGCGACCCAGGCAATATCTTACTGATGATATTGCCCTGGAAAGATGAGACGAAGGTGACGTTCTTCGGATCGAGGGTAAGCACCGCTGTTTCACCCGCGCTCATGGTCAGGTTGAGGTAGATCGACGCGCCGATCGTGAGACTGTCCAATTCATAAATCCGGCTTGTCCCAGAGGATGGCCCGTTGATGATCAATCGCGGATAGGCATAGGCCGTGCCGCCGTTCGTCGCCGTCGTGATGCCACCTGCAACGATCGTGCCGCTCACCCCGATGTAGATCGTGCCGTCCGGCGCGATCGTGACCGCATCGCCAGTGGCGCTCGCCGTGATGCCGAGTGTGGTATAGGCACTGCCGTTCCACTGGAAGAACGCCCCAGGCGTGCCCGGGTCAATTACCGCGCCATTCGAGGCGATCAAGAGCGTACCGTTGGCTTGTACGGCCATGGCGTTGGGGGTGTCCGTCCCAGGACTGGCAAACCCACTCCCGAGTTGTTTCCACTGCACACCGTTAAATGCGGCGATGCCACCCGCCGTCACCCCGCCGGCCGTCGTGAAGATGCCGCCCGCATACAGCGTGCCATCCAGACCGATCGCCAGGGCATTGACCGAGTTATCCATGCCCGTACTGAGGCCCACCCATGCCGTCCCGTTCCACGCCGCGATGTAGTCAGCCGCCGCGACCCCACCACCGTTGACGAAGTCGCCGCCTGCGTACAGCGTGCCGTTAGATGCGACGACCAGCGCCTGACCAGGACTGGCAAACCCGGTACCCAGCGCGCTCCACGCGCTCCCGTTCCATTTCGCGACCCGTGCCGCAGCCCCACCGCCCGCCGTCGTGAAGTTGCCCGTCGCATACAGCGTCCCATCCGGCGCCACGGCCAGCGCGTTGACGACATCGTTCATCCCCGTCCCGAGCGCGCTAAATGTATTCGCGGTTGGGTTGTACATGACGATGTAGTCAGCCGCAGCGATCCCATCAGCGTTCGTAAACGACCCGCCGACATAGAGGTTGCCATTGGGTGCCAGCGCTAGCGCGTTGACCGTGTTGCCGATCGAGGTCGCGCTTTTAACGACAGCCCACGTCGCGGTCTGCGGGTTCCACACGGCGAGATAATCAGCACCGCTACCGCCCGCATCCGTGAAACTGCCCCCGACATAGACCAGGCCGGACGGCGCCACAACGATCGCATTTACACTGCCGTTTGTGCCGACCCCGAGTTTTGCCCACGTGCCGCCGGGCGGCTTATAGAGGATGCCGCCGTAGCTGGTGATCGAGTCCTGCACGTCCAGCGCCACGCCCTGATCATGCCCAAGCACCATCGGCAGATACTGGGTAAAGGTGATCGACCCCGCCGCGCTGGGCAACTCCTGGATGTTCCCCTCCAGGCCCTGCTGGTACAGCGCCTGGATCTGCGCAATATCCCCGATCGGGGTATTGCAGTCCATCGCCTGCGTGGTCAGCACCAGTGGCTGCCGCTGGCCAACCAAATCCCTATCGAGCAGTGACCCCAGCGCCGCTTGCCCGGCGTCCAGTTCCGTCGGGGTATATCCACCCCAGCGCCCCGCGAGCGAAAACTGGCGCGGTGGCTTGATCGTGTTTTCGTACTGGCCCCCGTCCAGCTGCGCAAACGTCAGCGCCTGATGGTCGGGCGGCGCCATCCCGAGTCCGATGATCGTTGTGAGCAGAAATCCCAGATCGCGAAACTTCACCACGTACCCCCCTGCTCGTGTTTGTCCAATGCGATAGCTGGTCGATGCATGCGGCGTCCCGGTCCAGCCGTAGGCCGGCGGGTATTGATTCGGCACCAGCCCCTGCTGATCCCCGTCAATGAACGTTGAGACGAACTCCCCGGCGTTGATTGGCTCGCACTGGAACCCATCAGCGTAGAATGCGCTGATGGCGTCCGTCGTCGCGTCGTCTTTCAGGAGATAGATCCGCCGGTTGGTCGTACTGGTCTCTTTGTAATACAGCCAGATCCATTGCCACACACCAGCCGCGCGAAAGCGGTAGGACACCAGATCAACGCCGGCCGTCGTCGCCACACTGAGCTTGTACTTAAGACCGATGCTTGACGACTTGAACTTACAGGAGACGGCATAGAGTTGGCCAGAGGTGAGCGCGATCGGTCCATAGTAGAAGCCATCGGTTGGCCCCGGGTTGGACAGGCTAGCGACCAGGCCATAGGCACCGTGATAGCTCGGCGCCCCTGCGGCGCGATCGACTGATGCGACAGAGCCCACAGCGGTGTAGCCCGTCGCGTTCGTCTCCACACTCGGGTTGGTCACAAGGTTGGTGCGTGCGATTGGCACGATGACCCCAAAGGTATCGAGGTAGCGCAGCAGCAGGCCAGCGTCGGGCAGGCTCGGCAGATTCCCGTACGAACGTATCATGCCGTGGTCGCCTCCAAGAGCGCGAATGCCTGCGCCAGCACCGCCGGCGATTGGTTCGTGTAGATGGGCATATTGAACGTCCGCGCGTTGGTCGTCGTCTGCGAGGTCGCCGCGTTCGCTGGCGGG